TGCAAAGTATCCGGCTCAGTGGCCAGAAATATTTGAAACACATAAATCAGATAAAAGCGTTGAAATTGAAGTTGAAATGAAGTTCCTCGGACTTGCACAATTACGTGCTGAAGGCGCTCCAACTGCGATGAATGACATGGGTCAACGTATTGTTACTAACTATAACCATAAAGCCGTTGCTTTAGGTTTTGTTATAACTAGAATGGCGATGCTTGACAATTTGTATAAAAACAGATTCCCAATGATGGCTAATGCATTGAAAGCATCACTTGCACAAACAAAAGAAGTGCTTGGTGCATCCGTATTAAACAACGGATTTAACGCAGCATTTCCTATAGGTGATGGTCAAGCATTGTTCTCAACTGCACATCCAATTGATGGTGGCACTTACGCTAACACTCCAGCTGTGACTTCAGATTTGAATGAAGCATCATTGGAGCAAGCGATAATTGGTGTACAACAATTTAGAGATCAAGCAGGTTTAATCGTAATGACAAAACCTCGCAAACTAATTGTTGGCGTACAAAACCAATTTGTTGCGGACCGTTTGTTAGAGTCAGCGTTTCGTGTAAACACTGCTAACAACGACATCAATGCTGTGTACAACACTGCAAGCGTGCCGATGGGTTATCGTACCAATCAATTCGTTACGCAAGTGTCAGGCGGGAATGCTTGGTATCTTTTAACGGATGCACAAGATGGGTTTAAGCATTACGTTCGTGAGACTGCTGAAACTGACGTATACGCCGATTTTTCCACAGATAATTTACAGTGTAAAGCGATGGAACGTTATTCATTTGGCGTGTCAAATCCAAGAGCTGCATGGGGCAATCACGGTTAATTTAAAGGAAAAAATATCATGGCTTTTAGTTCTCCGTTAAGTCCTCAGCCACCTTCTCTGTTTACCTATTTAGGGCAAGCAGAGACTGGCGGTCCAATTATCGGTGGTGTGCTTGTAGGAGATTACGTTAATGACTCTGCACAAACACCTGCTGGCAGTGCTTATAACATTCCAACTGTAACCAAAGTTGCTGGAGTTCCTGTAAGTGCGCAATTAGAGTTGCAATCAACTACAGGTTCTTTGTTGATAATGCGAATGACAACTACACAACGTAATGCTTTGGTTACAGTTGTAGATGGCATGATGATTTTCAACTCAACCACATCAACTTTCCAGTTCTACCAGGGAGCTGCATGGGTAGCTTTGAGTGCAGGAGCTGGTGGAGTAACTGGTCCTGGAGCATCTACTAATACAGCTATTGCACTTTGGGATGGCGTTGGTGGCACCGCAATAATAAACAGCGTTGTTTTAGTGAGCGCATTAGGCGCGGTCACTGGAATAACTACATTAACTGCAAGTGGCATAATAACATCAACAGCTGGCGCTTTAGTAAGTGGTGCTACTGCTGGTGGATTCTCTGGTAAAGTCACAGCATTTCCAACTACCGCAGCATCTGGTTCGTTAAACCTTTTAGCCGTAGACAATGCGGGAGATGACGCTGTTACAATTAGTAACGCATCTCATGGTCAGGCTTCTGTTTATAGCATTCCTGATGTTGGAGCTGCCACTGGTCAATTTAACGTGGTAACTGGTGCATTAGTTAGCGGTAATGTAATGGTTGCAGATGGTACTGCTGGCGTATTGGCTGATGGTGGATTTGCAGTTCTAGCAAACACTACAGCAGCATATGCAGGTGGTGGCACAAGCAATGCATATGTTGCTACTGGCTTAGGTGCAACTAGCATAGTTACAGCAACTATATTAGCATCAACCAATGCTGTTTCAATTGTTAAAGCGGTTCCAAGTGCCAACACATTGACGGTGACTTTCTCAGCTGACCCTGGCGCTGCAACCACTGTGAGCTGGATAGCAATTACACCTGCTGTTTAGTAGTATTGTTAGTATTTATTAGAAATGGAGCAGTAATATGAGCAATACAAGTGATGCATTAGTTGAGCATGTAAAGAAGTTAAATGATTCTCTTAAGGAGAAGAAAGCGTATTTAACCCAGATACATGACAACATAAAGCGTTTAAAGCAGGAAGCTCGTAATGTTGAGTCAATGTTAACTAAAATTGGCGGTGCAATTGAAGCTTACAATGACACGATAAGTTTGCTTAGCAAAGAAGGGGCACCTGTTGAAGCTGTTCCTTCAGTCGAAGCTGTTGAAGCTGAAATTGTTAACGAAGGAGATGCAGCTTAATGTCTACCCCACAAGTCTACACATGGCCCATAGCAGATGAAGATGCAGTAGCTCTTTTACAGACTACAGCTGGCGCAGATACTTTATTGTTAAATGGAGCATTATCCAACCCTAACAATCGTGGTCTGTTTGTAGACTTTGGAAAGGTAAGCCGTGTAGTTACATTAACGTCTGCCAATAATTTAGGCGCGGTTAATGTAACAATAGCGGGGACATTAAATGGAGTTGTTGTAACAGAGACAAGAGTTGGTCCAAACAACAACACTGTTGCAACAACTCAAGTTTTCTCCTCGGTTACGAGTATTACTGTAGATGATGCTGTGACTGCTATGAGTGTAGGAACAGGTGTTAGCGGTTATACGAAATGGTTTAAATCCAATAAGTATCCTCTAGCTTCTCAATTAGCTGTTCAAGTTGATGCGACTGCAACTGTGTCTTACAGTTTCCAAGTAACACTTGATGAAGTTAATGGAAATAATTCTCCATTAACATTCACTCCAGTAGTAGCATTAACAACTGCGTCCGCTGATCAACTTGGGGTTTATACAGTGCCATTTAATTATTGTAGGGTTGCTATGGTTACATCTGACGCGACAGGGGCTATGACAGTAACTATGCTTCAACAAGGCACACATTCATAGGAGATGATCTATGGGTAGAGCTAAAAAGAATTGGGTTAGTGACATGCACATGAAAAAAGGTGCATTACATAAACAAATGGGAATCCCTTCTGGGCAAAAAATTCCAGAGGCTAAATTAGAAAAGGCAGAACATTCTAGTAATAAGCTCTTGGCAAAAAGAGCTAATTTAGCAAAAACGCTTAAAGGCTTTAAAAAGTAAAGGTTAATCAGGATGATTAAATGGCTACATCAGGGACATACAATTTTGGGAGTACTACTGAGAATATAGATCTCATAGAAGAAGTATTTGAAAGAGCTGGAATATTACCAGATCTTATAACTCCACAAATGATTCGAGCCGCAACCCGCGCTGCAAATTTCGTCCTGTCAGAATTCATAAATAAAGGTTTAAACCTTTTCACTGTTCACCTAGAAATGTTAGCTTTAAATACAGGGCAAACTACATACAACTTACCTACTGCTACGAACAATATATTAGAAGCATCTCTTCGGACTTCTCAGAGGCCATTAGGCGGGACTGCTACATCTAGTGCTGGTGGCACAGCGGCTAACGCTTTTGATTCATCTTCTACAACAGCTTGTACACAAACAGCGGCAGATGGGAATATTAGTTATGACTGGGGTGCAGGAAATTCATACGGGATTGCAATGGTTGGCATTCAATCCAATGTTACTACCACTTATACGTTGGTTGGTGAGTATTCTACTGATGGTGCTATATGGGTAAACAGTGTAACCATGACAGCGCAAACTTATACTGCTGGACAGAATGTATGGTTTGTAGCTTCAGTTCCAATTTTTGCTAGATATTACAGAGTAAGAGAGACTGGAGGAGCTACATTAAATATTCAACAATTATATTTTAACACTACTTTATATGACACCATGATGAGTCCAATTTCTCGTAGTGAGTATATTGCATACCCTAATAAAAATCAGCAAGGTAAGCCTTCACAGTTTTGGGTAGATAGACAGATTAATCCCACTGTAACTCTCTACCCGTCTCCTTCTAGCGGCTATAATTCCATGTTTTATTCAAGAACCAGGTTAATTCAAGACTTCGGTACATTGTTGCAAACACCTGAAATTCCACCGCAATTCTTTAGTGCATTTATGGACGGTTGGCTTGTGTTGATTGCGCGTAAATATAACAGAGATATTTTAGAGGATTCATTGGCGGCTTACGATCTAAGTTTTGGTTTGGCTGCAAGAGAGAATACCGAGAGAGTACCGTTGCGAATTTATGGTGATTATTCTAGTGGATGGTCAACTGCATAATGAGTTATAACCCAAAGGGCAAACATGTCGGGAGTATAGACAAATCTAATTCACAAGCTTTAGGCATTTGTGACAGGACTGGTTTTATCTTTAAACATAAAGATTTAATAAAGCAATTAGAGTGGCGCGGTAATCGTTTAGTCTGGACGGGGTTAATGGTTGGGCGACCATATGTTGATGTGCCTAATGAACAATTAAGACCACCACCGTTAAAACCAGATCCAATTCCAGTTGTGAATCCTCGTTTACCACAGGGCACTTTAATTACGTGGGAAACTATAAATGCACCTTTCTGGGAAGATACTGATTATACATTTTGGGAAAATTGGGAAACATATTCTGATGGGTTTCCAGCATTGAGTCCTGACGAACGTTTAGCAAATCTCCAAGCCGGTGGATCATATGTCGTGCCACCTTTGAATCTGGGTTATTACCCGCCATTAGAGGATGCGTTGCCAGAGAATCAAAGATTAAGTGCCTTACAAGATTATAGGTGGATTGTTACATGACGATATTTACTGGCCAAACTCCAGCTGCAACATATGGAAACATCATAACAATTGGTGGCTCTCAAAATTCTGGTCTAACAAACGTTTTGACTCCATTACAAGATGCATATGGTCACAACACTATATTAAGAGTTTCTACAATCGCATTTAACATAGATAGAAGTAGTGGAGACTTTCAGTTAGATGGAGTGGATGTTACTTCTCAAGCGGTTGATATTAATAGCATGTCTGCCCCGAATCCCGTTGCGTTAGGTGTTGCAAGTTTAACTCTCCCTGTGGGCGGTACGGCTGAGAGGCCAGGTGTGCCGGTAAACGGGATGCTGCGATATAACACTGATTTTGGTTATATAGAATCATATGAATCTGGCACTTGGACTACAGCTGGTGGGACTATAACGGTTACTGGAACTGCGAATCAAATTAATGCAACAGCTGGTCCAAATGTTATTTTAACAATTTCTGATGATCCGATAATTCCTGGAACTGGTGGCCTTCAAGTGCCAGCTGGAACAACTGCACAGAGAGCGGGAGCAGCTGGCTCTATTCGTTTTAATACGACAAGCAATCTGACGGAGATTACTAATGACGGTGCCACTTGGTTTGCCGTTAGTACAACTGCGGGTGTGGTTAATAGCGTTAGTGGAACACTCAATCAAATTACTGTAGTGGGCGCGGCAGACCCAGTTGTCAGTTTATCTTCAACTCTTTTGTTTCCTGGAACGGTGGCAATAGATAATGGAAATGACTTAGCATTTTTTGACAGTACAGGTGTTGGTTTTGCGTCATTTGCGCCTCCAGTTGGGGACTTTGTAGGGAATGCTACTTATTCTTTGCCAGATAATGTTCCCGCCGTTAGCGGTTATGTATTGTCTGCAACAACAGCTGGCGTTATGAGCTGGGTTCCAAATACTGCTGGCTCAATGGTGTCAGTAGTTGGAACAGCTAATGAGATAGTGGTTGATAGCACTGACCCACAAAACCCTATAGTTGGAATTGCAGACAACCCAATAATTCCAGGAACTGCCGCTATAACAATTCCTGTGGGGACTACTGCACAACAACCAGCTGGGGCTGCGGGAGACTTTCGATATAATTCAGATTCTCATATTGTTGAATATTACAACGCTTTTACCACGAGCTGGGATGGGTTAGCCATTGAAGCAGCTATACCAAGCTATCCATTATCCCCAACTTTAGGTGGAACTGGTTTAGTCACATATACACTGGGCGATATTATTTACTCTTCTGCGGCTGACACTCTTGCTGCATTAGCGGGCAATACTACAACGACTCAAATGTTTTTAGCTCAAACAGGTGATGGCGCAAACTCAGCGGCTCCTAGCTGGGTAACAATTCCAGCAGGAACCGTCACTAGTGTTTCAGGAACCGCAAATGAAATTGTCTCTAGTGGAGGTGCAACTCCAGTTCTTAGTTTATCCACTACAATTTTATTGCCAGGTACGATTGCAATAGACAATGGTAACGATTTAACTTTCTTTGATAGCACAGGTATAGGGTTTGCATCATTTGCGCCTCCAGTTGGGGACTTTGTAGGGAATGCTACTTATTCTTTGCCAGATAATGTTCCCGCCGTTAGCGGTTATGTTTTATCTAGTACTACCGCAGGTGTAATGAGCTGGGTTGCAAATAGTGCCGGTAGTGTTATCTCTGTATCAGGCACAGCAGATCGAATAACAATTGGTGGCACCGCACAAGATCCAATTATAGATATTGCATCTACTTATGTAGGGCAAACATCAATTACAACTTTAGGAACGGTAGCCACAGGCACATGGAATGCATCTGTTGTAGCGGGGCAATATGGTGGAACAGGAGTTGCTAATACTGGCAAAACGATTACTCTCGGCGGCAATCTAACTACATCTGGCGCATTTAATTCTACATTCACAATGACGGCTGCGACCTCTGTTACATTCCCAACGACTGGCACTCTGGCAACCACATCAAATGTTGTCCCATATGATATCGCATTTTCTGCTGGTTACACTTCGGCTGGCGTGGCTGCTGATGCCGCAGTTCAATCATATGGTTTTCTTGTAATGGGGAGAGCTGGGACTTTCACTGGTGAGGTTGGTTATGCAGATACTGCTCCAACAGATGCAGCTTTAATCATTGACGTGTTTAAAAACGGCGTAACTATTTATTCTACAAAACCGCAATTTGCAGCCACATCTCAAACATTAACCGCGGGAACTTTAAGCGTTACAACATTTGCTGCTGGCGATAGAGTTACATTTAAAATAACTCAAATTGGTTCAACATTAGCTGGCCAAGGAATTAGATTTAGCGTGAAAGCCACAACAGGGATAATTTAATGGGGTTGATGTTAGCACCACAATTAATTTCAGTACTGAATGTATCTAGTGCTTATACGATAGCAACTGGTGGAACCATTACCACTGACGAAATCTATACCGTCCATACTTTCACCTCCAGTGGCACTTTCACCGTTACTAGCGTGGGTGTAGATCCAAATTTGGAATACCTAGTAATTGCTGGTGGTGGCGGCGGTGGCGCTGGTTTAGCTTCAAACTCAAACGGTGCAGGTGGCGGTGCTGGTGGCTATCGCTGTTCAGTTACTGGCGAGAACTCTGGTGGTGGCGCTTCTGCTGAGACTCCAATTGTTGCAACAGTTAAATCCTATACGATTAGTGTGGGCGCTGGTGGGGCAGGTGGAATTTACTCCTCTAATGGTGGCAGCGGTGGCGGTGCATCCTCTATTGACGCAACTGTCGTAACTGTTGGTGGTGGTGGTGGAGCAGGAAGTGACAGCGGTGGCCCGTCAGGCCCTGCTTCAACTGGGGGCAGCGGTGGCGGCGCGGGTGCTATTAATGGCAACCCTCCAAATAATGGAGCTGCTGGAACTGCTAACGAAGGTTATGCAGGTGGTAATTATATCTCTGGCGGTCTGGCTGCTGGTGGTGGTGGTGCTGGCTCTGTTGGCACAAACTCAAGCAGCGGGGCTGGCGGCTCTGGTGTATCTTCCAGCATTAATGGCACCCCAACCACTCGTGCGTTAGGTGGCAAAGGCAATAGCACTCTTAATCCAGGTGGAGCTAACACGGGAACTGGTGGAGATGGGTCTGTTGCTGGGGTTGTTACAAATGGTGCTGCTGGTGGCTCAGGGATTGTAATAATTAGATATGTGAGTTCCCCTGTTACTTACACTGCTGCAACTGGTGGCACTATTACCACAGATGGCGACTATAAAGTTCATACCTTCACAACTAGCGGGACTTTTACTGTCACCACAGCTGGCGCTGGTTCTGGCGGTCTTAAATATTTAGTTATTGCTGGTGGTGGCGGTGGGGGTTCAGGTTTAAGCGGAAATTCCAATGGTGGGGGCGGCGGTGCTGGTGGCTATCGCTGTTCAGTTACTGGCGAGAACTCTGGCGGCGGCGCTTCTGCTGAGGCTCCATTAATTCCAATTGTCCAAGCTTATACGATTACAATTGGGGCTGGTGGCGCAGGCGGCGCATATAGCAGCAACCGTGGATCAAGCGGAACCGCTTCATCATTAGACGTTGACGTTGTAACTTTTGGAGGCGGCTCTGGTGGCGGCGGTAATGGTTCGTCAAGCGGTGCGGCTGGCGGCTCAGGTGGTGGCGGAACATATATAGGTGGAGCTGGCGGTGCGCGAACAGCTAATGAAGGATATGTTGGCGGTGCATATGTAACTGGCGGTCAAGGTGCTGGTGGTGGCGGCGCAGGTGGCACAGCAACGGGCACAAATAACGGCACAGGTGGTGTTGGTGTTTCTTCATCAATTGATGCAACCCCTACCACTAGAGCTGTTGGTGGCAGTGCAACTGGAACGGCTGCCGGAACTGCAAATACTGGTAATGGTGGTGGTGGTGCCACAGGAGCATCAACAGCAACAGGTGGAGTAGGTGGTTCTGGTGTAGTGATTATCAGATATAAATTTCAGTAATGTTTTCTAGGGACGAGAAAGATTATGACACTTACATACAATTCGTTAATCGCAGACGTGTTGGGATATCTCAATCGAGATGACGCTGCAACGACCGCCGCAATTCCGTTGTTTATATCCAATGCTGAGCAAAGAATTTGTCGAGAGGCTCCAACAATTGGAACTGAATCCTACGTTGTAGGCGAATTTATAGCTGGAAATCCCGTATACGCTAAGCCTGGCAGATG